TCGGTAAGTACATTCTTGAAGCTAGCTGATCTGAGTTGATGAGAGGGGAGGGCGGGTGCAGAGATGCATCCGTTCTCTTTTTTATATCGATTTGATATACACAAATAAATATTATAAAGGATTATCATATGACTATTACTGCAAAAGAACGCACTGAAAAAATTACTGCATGGATTAAAAACTACGCAAAAACTAACAAGATCAAAACGTTGGTAGTTGGCGTAAGTGGTGGAATTGACTCGGCAGTAGTGAGTACGCTCTGTGCTCGCACCAAATTGCCTACATATGCAATTTCTATGCCTATCAAGCAAATCAAGAGGTTGCACAATCTTTCACAATTGCACTGCAAATGGCTTGAAGAAAAGTACAGTAATGTCTTGACAGAAACCTTTGATTTGACACCTGTATTCAAGAAGTTTGAAAACTTGATCAACAGTAGTGATACTGAGCTAGCGAACGAGCATAGCGAATTGGCATTTGCAAATAGTCGAGCCAGACTACGCATGATGACCTTGTATCAGATTGCCCAAAGTACAAACGGAATTGTAGTGGGAACTGGCAACAAAGTAGAGGACTTCGGCGTTGGATTTTTCACTAAGTGGGGTGACGGTGGAGTAGATATTAGCCCAATTGGTGACTGCATGAAGACACAAGTATGGGATATGGGAAAATACCTCAAAATCGATCAGAGTATAATTGACGCTCCTCCAACCGACGGACTTTGGAATGACGGACGCACAGATGAAGATCAAATCGGTGTTTCTTATTCTGATCTTGAGTGGGCAATGAATATGTCAGATACGGGTTCTCAGCCTATTACTGCGTCAGGTAAGCAAGCTTTGGCCGTGTACAACAAGCATCGCTCACGCAATTTGCACAAAATGTTGCCTATTCCTGTCTGTAAGTTTTAAATCCAGACTCATACATAAAATATAGTTGACTAACCACTGGTATTTTGATACTATTCTCTTATTCTAGAGAACAGGAGATTGCTATGTCTGACGTAATTACTGGTAAAAAGACCAAAGGCAAGAAATCGAAGAAATTCGAAAATCTTATTGGTCCAACCGACAAGAAGGTCGATGCAGCGGCGCGAGATCGTCTTATTCAAGCTCGCGTCAATCTTCTGCTCAAGCAGCCTTTCTATGGCAATCTTTCAACACGCTTGCAGTTGACTAACGCAGATGATTGGTGCGGTACTGCTGCAACTGACAGTGTTCGACTGTATTACAACAGCCGTTTTATCATGATGCTAAAGGTCAAGGAAGTTGAATTCCTTGTAGCTCACGAAGTTCTGCACGTAGTGTACGATCACATTGGTCGTCTGGAACATCGCGATCCGTCGCTTTTTAACTGCGCCAATGACTACGCAGTTAATGCCGATCTCAAGCGCCATCAGATTGGCGAATTCATCAAGACTGTGCCTGCTCTGTATGATCCTAAGTATGATGGTTGGTCGAGTGAGGCCATCTACGAAGATCTTCTGAAGAATGTGGAAAAGATCAATCTTGATGATTTGATCGACAAACTGCTTGACGAGCATATGCATGACGAAGAAGATAATGAGAATGGCGAAGATCAGAAAGACAGAGAGGGCAAGTCTTCACGAGTCAAGATGACGCCTGAACAGCGAGAACAAGCCCGCCAAGAAATGAAGCAGGCTATTATCAATGCTGCAAAATCTGCTGAAGCAGGTACCCTGCCTTCTGGTGTTGAGCGCATGATTGATGCGATGACTAATCCCGTCATGCCTTGGCGCGAACTGATTCAGACCAACCTGACTAGTTGTCTCAAGGTTAATTACAGCTATATGCGTCCTAGCCGTAAAGGCTGGCACAGTGATGCAATTATGCCGGGCATGATTCCCGGAGAAGAGATCGATGTTGCGGTGTTCATCGATCTTTCTGGATCAATTAGCAAGGAACAAGCTCGTCTGTTCATCAGCGAAGTTTCTGGAATGATCAATTCATTTGACGGGTTCAAGCTTTACTTGGCGTGCTTCGACACTGAAGTCTACAATCCCCAGTCTTTCTCTTCAGAAAACATGGATTCTGTGGATACCTATGAACTCGCTGGCGGCGGTGGCACTGATTTTACTTGTATCTTTGATCATCTGACTGAGGAATCTATTGTTCCTGCGCGATTGATCGTGTTTACTGATGGCTATCCTTGCGATAGCTGGGGTACTGAAGACTACTGCGATACTACGTGGGTTATTCACGGAACTACCGCAGTTAAGCCGCCATGGGGAACATGGGCCTACTATGATGAACACAAGAAAAAGTAATAAGTACATGAATGTCTATAGTGAAGAAAACAGAAGTTATCACGGTGTATGAAAGTCCAGATGGTGGAATAACCGTGTACTCCAGAGAAGTAGGACAAATCGAACGTAAAGTTGCCTCAATTGACGGGCTTGCGCCAGAGATTTACAACCAGTGGATTCTCTGGCGCGATATCTTAAAGTATAGTCAGGACAGTGTTGCTTTAAAAGATTTGATAGATAAAGCTGAAATTACGTATGCTCTCATCAAAAAAGACACTACGAAATAATCGTTTTTTGTGTTTGTGGGATGATAATGGACATCAAATTTATAATTTAACAGACATAGAAGACAGAATAATACTCGAAAAACTTCAGGAAAATTTTATTACCATCTATCCTAATATTAAAAATTTGATTTTACACGCCAGTCTGATCAAACACCTTAATCCAGAAATATACATCTGGTCTACGGATAAGATGACAGAAACTGAATTGGATATTTTGATCAAAACCAGTAATAACAACATCAAAGACGAAATTAGAAAGACGGGCGACAAAATTTTCTCGACATCAAAGAAATATTCTCTGACTGATAGATCATCGTAAATAACATTATATATAGGAGACTAATATGAGTTTTTTACGCCACGTTGGTAAACACGGTGATCGAAAAGTTGCAGTGATTTGGAGAGAAGTTCCTGGGGAACCACACATGTGTTTGGTTTCATACACCGAACTGCTGAACGCACACATTCATGACCCTCTGGTCTCATGCATTGAAAGCGATATCGGACAAAACAGTAAGGATTTAGCCGATGCGCTGAATCGCACTCACACTCGCGACGGTAAGAACATTCTTCAAGTTCTTCACGTTGAAGGCATGTTGAAGAAGGTCAATACTGAGCAGATTGTGATGACCCCCGCTCCAAATGTCAGGATCAAGCTAAACGAACTTAACAAGATCCTCGATGAGATGGAACAAGGTGAATCTGCCACTCGCAAGATGGCAGAAATGGACAAGAGCCTTGGAATGACAGGTAACGCAGACGTAGTACGAAAAATGCGTGGCAATCAGTTAAACGAGCAGAACAAAGCCAGACAGAATCGTCAGGCAGCACTGAGTGCTCCTACTTCCAACACATTAAATGATTCCGATCTTGCCTCTAACTTACAGCAGCAAGCTCAGAAAATGATTACTGAAGCTAAGGGTCTACTTGCCGAAGCTGATCGACTTCAAAAGCAGGCATCAGGCATGATCCCACCACCTGTAGTCACAGCAACTAAGCCAGTTAAAGCCAAGAAAAAAACTAAAGCATCAGCATAAAGATGTCTCCAGAATTTCTTGAAAAATGGGAACACATTTTAGAACATGTTGACAAGAAGAAAATTCCTGTCGAATTCATCTCTAAGATGGTAATCAAGATGTTGGGTAAAAAGCAACGAACTATCAATGTTAAGAAACTTATTGATCAGGGGTTAAAACCTTCTGAAATTGAAGAAGCTCTGAGCAGAAAGTTAGTTGAAAACGACTCACAAATTGTGTCCGTGGAGTTTATGTTAAACGTTGAAACCATTGCTGAAACTGTGCAGCCCGAGACTGACAGACTGCTAGGAAAACTGTGAAACTTATATTGGCATGTGATCCCGAGGGAGGGATTGGTAAAGAAGGTCGTCTCCCTTGGGATCGTTTAAACGGCGATTTAGCTAGATTTAAACAGCTTACTTACGCATCTTCTGTAATCATGGGTAGAAATACGTGGGATAGTCTGCCAAAAAAACCACTGCTTGGAAGATTGAACATTGTTGTTACTAGTAAAGAACTGCCTATTTCTACTGGCGGTGTTGCAGTCAAGCGTATTGAAGACTTGGCAAACATCGATCAGATGTGGTTGATAGGTGGAGCAAAACTCGTCAACAGCTACTGGCATCTTGTCAATGAGATACACTTAAGCGTCGCGAATACCCAATATGATTGTGACACGTTTATCGATCTTGTAGCATTGGAGAAGAACTATAGACTTCTTTCTACGGAAGACTGTGTAGATCATCAGTACAGGATTTACAAGAGATGAAAGTATACCACGATCTACTAGAGGAAATTCTACGCGATGGAGAAGTGCGAGATGATCGTACTGGGGTGGGTACTCGCTCAGTATTTGGCAGACAGCTACGTTTCGATTTACGCGCTGGATTTCCAGCGATCACCACTAAAAAGTTAGCTTGGAAAGCATGTGTTGGCGAGCTATTGTGGTTCTTAGAAGGATCCAGTGATGAACGTAGACTAGCAGAGATCACCCACGGCACCCGAGAGAGTGTTGCTACTATCTGGACACCTAATGCTTTGGCTCCCTACTGGCAAGACAAAGCAGAGTTTGTAGGTGATCTAGGCAGAGTGTACGGTGTTCAGTGGCGACGATGGCAGAGTAACGTGCCAGACGCTCCTCCAGATATTGATGATGAATACGGCAAACTATGGTATGACCCCTATTATCAAACGGTTGATCAAGTAAAAACTCTGGTAGAAGGATTGCGTAATGATCCCTGGGGACGTAGACACATCATCTCAGCATGGAATCCAGGCGAACTGGAATTGATGGCTCTTCCGCCCTGTCATGTGATGAGTCAATTTTATGTCTCGAAAGATAGAGGACTCAGTTGCCACATGTATCAGAGATCTGTGGATGTTTTCTTGGGCCTTCCCTTCAATATTGCCTCATACGCATTATTGACTCACATGCTAGCCCAGGTTACAGGTCTGACTGCAAAAGAACTGATCATATCCACGGGCGACACGCACATTTATCAGAATCATGCAGATCAGGTACGCGAACAATTGACTCGCGAGGCATTTTCTATGCCCACTCTGAAACTAAACCCGCAAGTCACTGATATTGATGGATTTACCATGATCGATATTCAGTTAGAAAACTACCAATCGCATGGCGCACTCAAGGCGGTAATGGCAGTATGAAGAGCACTGTGGTAAAAATGTATGTGGTAGATGCCGATAAGATTCAGGTCAAATCTCGCGAGATTGTTGATCAGCTTTATCTAGTGCAGTGGCTACCAACAGAACACGGCAGGTGGGTGTATGAGCGTGCGGAAAATTCACTGAAAACGCATGCTGCGTATGACGCATTTAATGACCAATTTAAGGTTGCTATTACTGCCAAGCTAAGCTCAGATGATCAACTCATGCACAAATTAAAGTGGGAGTGAATACCATGAAATTCTTAGTTACCGGCGGTCTGGGGTTTATTGGTCATCATGTTGTAGCTAAACTGCTGCAACAGAAACATCAAGTAGTGATTATCGACTCTTGTAAGAACTGGGGATTACAATCTAAAGCACATTTTGATCATTTGATCGAAGAACGCAAACAATTCGTTCAAGGGGCCGATATCTATTATGTCTCAATCACTGATGAGTGGGCCATGGATGGCATAGTGTCCGAATTTAGGCCAGACACGGTAATTCATCTAGCAAGTTATCCTAGTAATAAAAACGTTAAAGCTCAAGCATTGGACTGCACAAAAACTATGTGCATGGGACTGATAAACACTCTAGACTGTAGCACAAAAGCAGGAGTTAAGAAGTTCGTATACATTAGTAGTTCTATGATTTATGGTAACTGGAAAGATGCTATCAAAGAAGATCAAATTAATCTAACTCCTGCAGGAGTCTATGGCACATGGAAACTTGCTGGAGAAATGCTGGTTAAAAATTATGCCACTGATCAGATGAAATACACTGTCCTACGCCCATCTGCCGTATATGGACCCAGAGATAATACTTATAGGATTATCCCAAAATTCTTTACAGCAGCATTAGAAAATGATTTACTGCACGTAAATGGAAGATGGGAAAGACTTGATTTTACCTACGTCGATGATCTAGCAGATGGCATTATCGATGCATCCATGAGTCAATCAACAGATAACAACACTTACAATTTGACAAGAGGCAACGCAACTTTGATTTATGATGCTGCTATGCAAATTGTAAAAACAGTAGGCAAAGGACTTATACACATTAACACTGCTGATAGCACGCAGCCATCAAGAAGCACGCTTGATTGTAGCAAAGCTCTAGCAAACTTTGGGTTCAAACCTAAGGTTGATCTTGACGCTGGATTGCAGAACTATTGGAATTGGCTGATAGCAACAGGAAGAACTACAAATGTTAGACAACACTAAAATACTTGACGAGGGCTTTCTATATCTTTCAGTGATAGCTTTTATAATCTTACTTATTGGATCGATTACCTATTCAAATTCTCGATACGATAAGCTTAAATCAAACTGTTTAGATGGTCTAGTTGTGCGAACGATTGACGGCTGGCGTTGTATCGAAGCAAAAGTTTTAGAATGAACGTATCATTTTATCGGCTAGATCGTCAGTACGCAAATTTAAAAGACGAGCTATTGGACGCTACTGATAAAGCTCTAAAAGAAGGCACTCTCGTAAACGGACAGTTTACTTACGAATTGGAATCGTGGCTAGCAAAAAGAACCAATTGTCGATATGCGCTAACGGTGCATAGTGGTACGCAAGCATTGGAGATTATGGCCAGAGCAATCAATATTGACAGTCATGATCATCATAATAGTTTTCGGTTGCGCAATAATGTAGATAAGCCACAAGTCTGTATACCAGATCTTACCTATGTCGCAACGCTCAATGCATTTTTGAATGCTGGCTATAATCCAATACTGGTTGATGTGGACAAAAATGGACTATTAAATCGCGACAAAGAATCTTTTAGATGGTTGTATTGCACCGTAGGACTTTATGGCGCTCCTGCACCTCATCCAGAAACTACCTCATTATTGGTCGATACTATAGTAGATGGCGCTCAACACTGGTTGATTGAAGATAATCCGGGTATCGGAATGACCATTAGTTTTGATCCAACAAAGAATCTGAACGCAAGTGGAAACGGTGGAGCTATTGTTACCAATGATTTTGAAATTTATGAGAAGGCCGTACAACTTAAAAATAATGGTAAAAATTCACATGAGCTAGTTGGTACAGGACAGTCAGCAAGTGTGTTGTTTGCTGGAACTAATAGCAAAATGAGTGAATTAGATTGTGCTCATGTGCTGGTTCGTACACGATACCTAGATCAATGGCAAACTAGACGCAGACAAATTAGATTACATTATCTAGATCAGTTCAAGGATTTGCCGTTCAGATGTTTTAGTAGGGGTTTTGAAAAACACGCAGATCAAAAGTTCGCGATTTACGTCGGCCCGCGCAACGAGCTAAACGAACATCTACAATCTTGCGATATTCAAACCAGAATTCATTATGCCGAACCGTTGAGTTCACTGCCTATCAGTCAGAATCTAGAAAAGCCTTCTGCACTGTCATCTTCTAACATGCTAGCAGCAGGGTCACTGAGTCTGCCAATTTACCCCGAACTTACCGATATCGAAGTAGAATATATCTGCGATTCTGTCAGAAAGTTCTTTACTTGACCTCGTTGAACTTTTCTTTTTGCTGTTCGTACCACTGTTTCCATGCTTCTTGTTTGTCCGCACAACCATGATACTTCTTGTAGTTTTCAGTCACAGTTTTTAGGAATTCACTGAATTTGACCTGATCACTTTGAATGATATCAAGTTCTGGACAAGGACGTAGCAACACCTCTGGAACTTCAGGAAACTCTTGTTTTACGGGTACAGTGGTCGTACATCCCGTAATAAAAATTGTGCATAATGCTATCGCGTACTTCATCGTCTTGCTGCCTGGTTGTGATCTTCAGTTTTGACCTCAGTCAGAGGTGTCAAAATTTGCTCATTTATCATGGTTCCTGACGCCGCAGAGTTGTGTGCAATAATCGCTTCTGGTGCGACAACACATGATTGATCTATTCTAATGGTTTCCTTTTCTATATATCGACTGACTGAATTGCTCACATTATCATTCTGAGCTTGCTTATCGGCGTATTTTTGAATGATTTCCGCATTGACTTTTGCGGCGGCAACTGCTGCTTCTGCCATTTTTGTCTGCATTTTCTGAACTTCAAGCTCATATTTGTTCTTTAGAGCTAGTCCACCTTCTAAATATACGGCAAAAGCTAATACCAGAATACTGACAATCTGTAAAGGTAACTGATATTGCTTGATAAAAGGTATGATTCCCAGGACAAAACTGGCAATAGTGCCCAATAAACCTGCTACCAGAAGCAGATGAATTAGCGTTTCAGGTATATGATTGATTAGCCACATAATTGTATTTAGCGATAAATACATTCATACAGGGATTTCAGTTATGTCTTCTATCACATCTTATGAAGTTGTCAACGTAGGTTTACTCCCCAACGATGGTGAGGGTGATCCTTTACGTGTTGCATTTCAGAAAATCAACAACAACTTTGCAAATTTATACGCGGTAGCAGCGGTTGATTCATTTAGCTACACTGTAGGCAATAGCATACAAGCTATTTTTGAATATCCAACTGCGAATTTTACTCATGGTACTTTTCAGATTCGCAGTAGCGACACTGACGGCAACTCAAGTCAGGATGTGACCATTCAAGCTCAAGTCAATAACTCAAATACTGCCGTAAAATTTACAGCGTATAGCACAACCTTTTTTGGTAACGCCCTTTGTCGATATGACATGGATATTGCCGGTCCTAATGTTGTGTTATACGTACAGCCGTTGGAAGCTAATCTTGTCATACAGCATTTTATTACTAGCTCTATTACTTGGGTTGGAGAATCCGTTCCCGGTCTACAAATAGAGCTTGACGGTTACGTAGCATCGTCAGTAATGACTACCGAAAATGGCTTAATTATTGAAACAGAAACGGAATTATAATGAGAGCTTACGAATTTTTATTAGAATCTGCGTTAGACGACATTCACGATGGATTAGATGTATCCTCCGTGTCTTTGCCGAATACCTTCATGATTCCAGAATTGTCTAACAGTAATTTTTATGAAATTTATCGCTTCGGCGTAGCACTGGCGGCTGTTCGAGGAGAACAGGGTAGCGAAGATGGAGTCCATCCAAAAAAACCTCCTGAATTTCGCGCAACGAGTGAATGGGGACAGCATCCTATCGTCACTAGTTTTGATCCCAGTGTTGGAAAACTCATTGATCAAGCATTGTTAAAGGTTAATAAACGCGGAAAAAAGGCGGTTAGCACTCCTCACAGTGATGAAATGTCAGATACAAATAAACGATCACCTTTAACTCCTTTTAAAGGATACAGTAAATGAAGATATCAAGCAGTAATCCTGACACTTTGAGAGAACCAGTATGAGAGCCAGAGAATTCATAGCAGAACAAGAAGGTAAGATGACCGACAGACAACAGTCTTCCACTGTGGGGGTTAATATCTTCACTGACTCAACTTATGACAGAATATATATGTTAAATCGAGTCATGATGGCAGCAGCATCAACTGATGGGAAAACAGTACCTGTAATCGAGCCTGAAAGTTGGGCAGGAAAACAGAATCTAGCTTTCCCTTATACTAAAGCTGATCAAGAAAAACTGATTGCAGCCTATAAAGCAGTGGGTGTAAAGTACTCTGACCTTAACAAGGGCGACTTAGAAAGTCGAGAATTAGACAGCACTAACACACAAAGCCCAATGAAACCATTTAGTGGCTACAAAAAATAAATCACATCATTAATTGAATAAGTACAGCTATTAATCTACAGGATAGCTCATGATTGACATCAACCACACGTTTGATCTACTAAAGATCAAGTTTTACGCAGAATATCTATACATGGCTCATGTCGAAGATGAGGGTGAAAGTAGCTTTCACAAAGACATGACTAAGAGTATTGTTGAAAAGTACATTGATTCTTTAAACATTGCCAAAGACACCAAGATTCTAGATCTTGGATGTGGCCCAGGTTACTTTCTTGATCTAATGCGTGATCGTGGCTACACTGACTTGACCGGTGTGACTCTGTCTCCCGGCGATCTAAAAATCGCCCGCGATAAAGGACATACAGTAAAGCAATTAGATATGTCTTTCTTACCGCAAACAGACGGCTATCATGACGAAAGTGTTGGATTTATTTTCTTGAGACATGCTCTAGAACATAGTCCGTTCCCGATTTTCACTCTGATGGAATACAACAGAGTACTAGTTCAGGGAGCTAAAATGTACATAGAAGTTCCAGCACCTGACTGTGAGCGCAAGCTAGAACGTATGAGCAATCATTATAGTATTATGGGAGTTGAACAGCTTGCCGCCCTGTTGAGACGTACAGGGTTTAGAATTGATAAGTTTGAAATTATCACAGTTGATATAGGCGTTCCTGACGCGAACAAAGAAATCAAAAACTACAAAGAAAACTATTACTGTATTGTTGTCACTAAAGATCGTCCTCTAGATATTAAGTAATTTGAATAAATACTCTTACAAAATAAGAGTATTTCATGGCAGAGCCAAATCCAAGTAACGTAGCACCCTGGTATCTACGCAATATTAACCAAGCGTTGGCTTTGGATGAAGCCAGTGGAAATGTTTATCTACGAACAGGCTTTACCGGAAACATTATTATTGAAGGTAATGTTAATATTCCTGGAACAGTAACAGTAAATAGTTCTGCTGAAGATCCTGTACACGTTCACTTAGATGAAGTCGGAACATCCGGTATTCTTGATGTTCCTTATTTACCAATCGGCGGAAATGTAGTAGTAACTTCAGGAAACATTAATGCTAATGTATCCGGTAATGTAGGAGTTACTGGTAATATCAATGTCGGTACTATGCCGGCAATTACAGGTAATGTCAATGCTAATATCACCGGCGGTAATGTAAACGCCGTAGTAACAGGCACAGTAGCAGTAAGTAGTGTCACTGGAAACATTGCAGGTATCACTGCTAACGTAACAGTAGTAGATGGTGGCGGAAGTTTAACTATTGACGGTAATGTAGGTGTTACGGGCAATGTAAACATCGGCACAATGCCAAATGTTAATGCCACAGTAACTGGTACAGTAGCAGTAAGTAGTATTACAGGAAACATTGCAGGTATTACAGCAAATGTTAACATTGGCACTATGCCAAATGTCAACGCAAACATCACAGGTGGTAATGTAACTGTAACTCAAGGAACAAGTCCTTGGGTAGTTTCAGGAAACGTTAATGCTAATGTAACTGGTGGTAATGTAAATGCCGTAGTCACGGGTACAGTAGCAGTAAGTTCTATCACATCTAACGTAACAATAGTAGACGGCGGCGGAAGTATTACAGTAGATGGTAATGTAGGAGTTACTGGTAATGTCAATATCGGTACAATGCCAAATGTCAATGCCGCTGTGTCAGGTACAGTAGCAGTAAGTAGCGTAACTGGAAATATCGCAGGAATTACCTCAAATATCACCGTAGTAGATGGTGGTGGTAGTTTAACAGTAGACGGTAACGTAGGTGTTACAGGTAATGTTAACATTGGCACGATGCCTAATGTCAATGCGGCAGTAACTGGTACAGTAGCAGTAAGTAGTGTTACTGGAAATGTCGCAGGAATTACCGCAAATGTCACCGTAGTAGATGGTGGTGGTAGTTTAACTATTGACGGTAATGTTGGAGTTACTGGTAATGTAAATATAGGCACAATGCCATCAATTACAGGTAATGTTAATGCAAACGTCACAGGTGGTAATGTAACTGTAACTCAAGGTACTAGCCCTTGGGTCGTATCAGGTAATGTCAATACTACAATAACAGGCTCGCCGCAGGTTACACTCGGTGGCAATAACCTAGATGCATTTGCTAGATTGCGTGTGTCAAACCCTTACACATTTTTTGACTCAGCATTATCTGGTGAGCGTAGATATGATTGGTCAAGTGCAACTGCTACTGGTGGAACCGTAACTTTTGACTTTAATGCCAACGTCAGAAACTTAAATGTAACTGCGGCAAGTGGTAGTGAAGTTATTCGTGAAAGTATTTGGTGCTTCCCCTACCAGCCAGGTAAGAGTTTACTAATAATGTCTAGTTTCTGTATGTCACCTGCTAAGACAGGGTTAAGACAACGTGTTGGTTACTTTGGCGCAGCCAACGGTATATATTTTGAACAAACTAACAGCACTAAGAACCTGGTTATTCGTTCAAGTAGTTCAGGTAGTTTGGTAGAAGAAAGAATAGCACAGGCAAATTGGAATACTGACAAACTAAACGGTACAGGACCAAGTGGTTTAACATTAGACACCAATGCTACCCAGATTTTTTGGACAGACATTGAGTGGTTGGGTGTTGGATCAGTGCGTACTGGATTTCTCATCAATGGTCAGTTTATTACGTGTCACATATTTAATCACGCAAACGATCCAGCATTCACTACAACATATATGGGTACTGCTACATTACCGTGTAGATATGAAATAACTAATACAGGTGCTACTTCAGGCGCAAGCACATTGAAGCAAATCTGTACCACTGTTATTTCTGAAGGCGGCTATACTATGGCAACTCAGGTTTTTACTGCTGGTACTGGTATCAATGTAAAACGACTAGCAACCGCTGGCACATATTATCCCATAGCAAGCATTCGTTTGAATAGTACACATTTGAATAGTATTGTAAGATTAGAACAGGTTGATATGTTGAGTCCCACCGTACACTACTATCGTTGGGTTGTACTAAAGAATGCTACTCTAACAGGAGCAACATTTGCAAGTGCGTCATCTACTTCTAGGGTAGATGTTGACACTGCCGCAACAGCAGTTTCTGGCGGAACAGAAATGGAAAGCGGATACCTATCATCAAGAGAATTAGCTACGCTTGCTCTCGACAACATCTACGGACAGTTAAGCAGAACACTTGCTGGAGTAAGTGACACTTTTACATTGGCGTTGACTTCAACATCAAACAATGCTGATGTGCTGGCTCAAATTGGTTGGCAAGAAATACTTTAAAATATTTTTTACCCAATAAATACTCTTATGGGTAATTCTACCACTTTAATCAAAGATCCATACGTCAAAACTGTTTTTGAGACCCAACAGCAGTTAGATGACTTTATAAAATGCTGTGATCCCGAAACAGGTTATCTGTATTTCATGGACAATTTTTTCATAATACAGCATCCTACTAAGGGTAGTATGAATTATCACCCGTATCCATACCAGAGACGGCTGATAGAAACCTACCATAATTACAGATATTCCATAGCGTTGATGCCCCGCCAGAGTGGTAAGTCAACTAGTGCCGCTGGTTATCTGCTATGGTATGCAATGTTTGTTCCAGATAGCACTGTTTTGATTGCCGCACACAAGTACACTGGTGCACAAGAAATCATGCAGCGTATCAGATATGCATATGAAAACTGTCCTATGCACATCAAAGCTGGGGTTACTACCTACAACAAGGGCAGCTTGGACTTTGAAAACGGTAGTCGCATCGTCTCTGCGACCACGACTGAGAATACTGGTCGTGGTATGTCCATCTCATTGCTTTACCTGGACGAATTTGCGTTCGTGCGTCCATCTATCGCAGAACTGTTCTGGACATCCATCACTCCTACGCTAGCTACAGGTGGTAAAGCAATTATCACTAGCACACCAAATTCCGACGAAGATCAGTTCGCACTGATTTGGAAAGGTGCAAACAAGTGTTTGGACGAGTTTGGAAATCCTACAGAGATGGGTGTGAACGGGTTCAAAGCATATCGCGCATCCTGGACTGAACAGCCTGGTAGAGATCAAAAATGGGCTGATGATATGAAGTCCAAGCTAGGTGAAGACAAATTTAATCGCGAAATCGGATGCTTTAGCGGCAATACGATGATTACGGTGAGAGATAACAATCAACGGATACTAACAATCAGTATGCGAGAATTAGAAAACATGTTAGTTCATAATAAGAGCAGTACCGTGAAGGTTCTCAACCAAAAGGATTCCTACATGGAAGAATTAATAAAAAATAGTTTGAATTTAGAAATCTTAACAGATTCGGGATGGGAAAAGTTTGATGGATTGACCAATAAAGGTGTAATGCATACTATTACTATTAAATTAGAGGGTACCGAAGTAACATTAACTCCCGATCATCATGTTTTTTTAAATACTCTTGAAAAAATTCCAGCAGACAAACTAAAATCAGGTGATTTAGTACTAACGTTATCTGGGATTAAAAAAATACTGTCTATAAAAGAAAATAAACTAGAAACTGTGTATGATCTAGTGAATGTAGGAAAAAATAAAAGATTCTATGCTAGCGAAGTTTTATGTTCTAATTGCGAGTTCATCGTAGCAGACGAAACTTTGATTAATCCTAACACTCTGCTAATGCTGGAATCTGTAGAGCCTGAATTCAAGCATGGTCAAGTACGATGGTTTAGCAAACCAAAGAAGGGAAACATCTATGCAGTTGGATTGGATCCAAGCTTAGGCACAGGCGGTGATCCTGCCGCTATTCAGATTTTTGATGCGACAAATACTACTCAAATCGGCGAGTGGAAGCACAACAGAACCGATATTCCTAATCAAATCAAGCTTTTAGCTGATATTAATCGTTATATCGTTGAATGTACCGACGAGCCTAATAATCTATATTATTCTATTGAAAACAATAGTATAGGAGAAGCAAGCTTAATTTCATTGAATGAATATGGCGAACATAACATAGTAGGAACTTTCCTAAGCGAGCGCGGCAAGAAACGCAAGGGATTTACGACTACGCATAAGTCTAAACTTGCGGCTTGCGCAAAATTAAAAACACTGATTGAAAGTAAAAAAATGAAGATTCAAAGTAAAGCCTCAATATCAGAACTCAAAACCTTCATCGCTCATGGTGGTAGCTATGCAGCAAAAATCGGTGAAACAGACGACTTGATTATGTCCACCCTCTTGGTAATTCGCATGATTCAGCTTCTGGGAGAATATCACGGGGATTTAGAGAGTCAAATTCGCGATCACGAAGATTACGTTGCTCCTATGCCATTCTTTGCGGTATACAGCTAAGCATAAATAAAGCTATGGCCGAAGAATTTAGACAAACCAAATACTTGCAACTTTTTGACTTGCTTAAAACCAAAAGACTTAAGCCCGTCGCACTGTCGGTGGACAACAAACCAGTTGTGCCACAGGAAGCCGAAGTCATTAGATTTAACTTTATAAAAGATGGAACTAACTACGGCCCTGCTTGGTTGTTTATAGATGACAAAAAGTATCTGAATTTATACTACGACGACGAGAAATTCGATAGTTACGACATAAATACCAGTGGAACACCATTTTCTAATAGTTGGTTTGCTTTATTAGAAGAGCTTAAACAGTGGGCGGTCAGCAACAAGTGCAAAGGCTGGAACCCCAAGAATCAAGACGAATTAGCTTATGATATGCAACAGAGAAAATATCTAAAAAACAAAAACGTGTTTGAATCTTATGCTGCAATCAATAAGAAAACCAGCGTTAATAATGCTGTTCCTACTGTAAAAATTGTCATAGAACATAACAGAAATCTTGAAGAAACCGATAGACGCTATCACAATGTAAGCAGAATTTTTATTGAAAATCAGAATGGCGAACGCTTTTTAGTTAATACAAAGCGCCCAGGTTTGGCCAAAGTATATGCTCGTCATATTGCCGAAGGTGGCACACCATATGATGAGCGCGGCAGACACATTTCAAGTTTGATCGAAGAATATACCAAAATGCGAGGCTTTGTACGAGCCACCCGCGAGGGACAGTTCACAGAATCTGCCCAAAAATTACTTTCCGAAGCTTTTACATATACCAATTCGTTGCGTGAAACACTTCACAAAATAGCAGGTCACAGAGGTTATAACGCTTATTTCGACGCATGGACTCCAGTACTTAATGAAGAAATGAACGAAGAACACCATATCAATGAGTTATTCGTCCGAGAAACTTTAGATCCACGTATAGAGAGCGTTTTACCCATCTTAAATAGATTAAACAAGAAAATCACGCAAATGAAAGAGGTACATGAACTTGATAGCTGGGCAAACCAGATTATTCAAGAGAAACTGAAGGTAAGTGAGGAAATTAAATCGGACACAGCGGCAAATTATAGCTTGAATGCAACTTCTCGCAAACCTGGATACTATCTTGAGCGTGTTGGGCAAGCTGTACCGATAGCTGGTCCCTTTGCCACTCCGCAAGAGCGTAGAAAAGCATTTGATAACCTGATCAATCAATCAAACGTTATCAAGGCGTATTACGATGCAGCAGGTAACAAAGAGTTTAAAGAAGGAATCAGCGCACAGCAGAAAAAAGTCGGTCAGCTAGGTCCTACTGAAAAGGCCAGAACTATTAGTCCAGTTCTGGGAAAACCGCCTAAACAACATCCTTTTAAAGGAAAGCTAGTCGGCGCTAGCGAATCAAAAAACAAATCGCTTCCAAAAAAATAAGTCTCTAGTCGCGCAAAATATATTATTTTTTTGCTCAACTTTTGGGCATATATACAGTTGACATAGTACTCCATTCGAATAGAATGTGTACTGTGTCAGTTGCTCCAACAACTCACAATTTAACTCAACTTTTAACTCAACTTTTAACTCACATTTAGGAGAAACAAAATGGCTACACTAGCAGATATCCGCGCCCGTCTATCGGCGCAAAACACCGACAAAACCAAACAGACACAACGCACTAACGATGCTGTCTATCGATTCTGGGACATGGAAGTAGGCGCATCAGCGACTGCTCGTTTTCTACCAGATCGTAATGAGAGCAATCCTTGGTTCTGGGTTGAACGTCAAATCATTCGACTACCTTTCAACGGAGTCGAAGGCACCAATGACAACAAAACGGTCATTGTACAAGTTCCTTGCATCGAAATGTATGGTGAAGAGTACAAATTTAAGTGCCCAATCCTGGCAGAAGTTCGTCCTTGGTACAAAGATAAGTCACTTGAAGAGCTTGCAAACAAGTATTGGAAGAAGCGCAGTTTCATTTTTCAAGGCTTCGTGCGTCAGAATCCAATCGTTGGCGATCTGACACCAGCGAATCCAATTCGCCGTTTCATCATCAACACTCAGATTCTGCCAATCATTCAGGCAGGGTTGGTTGATCCAGAAGTTCTAGAACTGCCCACGCACTACACAAAGGGTCTTGACTTTATTTTCCGTAAGACTCCAAAGCCAGGCAACAAGTACCCCGAGTACACGACCAGTAACTTCTCTCGTCGCGAAAGCGCATTGACTGAGGCAGAACTGGAAGCTATTCAGACTCATGGTCTTTACAATCTTGCAGATTTCCTACCCAAGAAGCCTAGCGAGACTGAGCTAAAGATCATCAAGGAAATGTTTGATGCTTCAGTGGATGGCAAGAAGTATGATCCTGCAAAGTGGGGCGCATACTATCGTCCTTATGGAATTAAGGTTCCAGACGGCGCAACTGAAGGACAAGCTCTCAGTGATGAGGGCGACGAAGCGCCAGCTCGTGCTCCATCAGTCACGGTACGTCCAACTGCTCCAGTCGTTGATGATTCAGATGATGATGTTCCTTTTGAACCGAATGTATCTACTTCGGTTCAGCCACAGACAAAGCCTTCTACTGACAAGGCCGCGGACATTCTTGCATTGATCCGCTCCCGTCAAAACAAGGGCTGATACAAAAGGGAGGAGATTATTCTCCTCCCTTTCTTACAAGGAAAAATCATCATGACAACATCTAATGAGAGATACCGATCTCTAAAATCGGCAAAAAAGCTACTGGAAGAACTATGTGATCCTGGAAAGACACCACGAGTGCCTTCACTAGTAAGAGAACGTGCAAGAGGTGTCCTTCGTCATTTTCCAACAGACTGGGAGATTGACAATATTGCACAAGAATGCCCAGATTTCTTTGAGAAGTCTAGCACGAAAGATAAACTGTTCGTATAACTAGGAGTAACACTGTGGGAAAACCATTTGATGTATCAAAATTTAGACGAGACATAACAAAATCCATCGAAGGATTGAGCATTGGATTTAATGATCCGACTGATTGGATTTCTACTGGAAATTATGCGCTGAACTATTTAATTTCAGGCGATTTCAAGAAGGGAGTACCACTTGGAAAAGTGACTGTTTTTGCTGGAGAATCGGGCAGCGGCAAGAGTTACATTTGCTCTGGTAATTTAGTTCGCCACGCTCAACAGCAAGGCATTTTTGTAGTACTCATTGACAGTGAAAATGCACTGGATGAAGAATGGCTAAAGGCGCTTGGAGTCGATACTGCCGAAGACAAGTTACTCAAACTTAATATGGCCATGATCGATGATGTTGCCAAAACTATTGCAGAGTTTATGAAGAACTATAAAACTCTGGCAGAAGATGAAAAGCCAAAAGTATTGTTTGTGATCGACTCTTTAGGAATGCTCCTGACTCCTACGGATGTTAATCAGTTCGAAGCAGGAGAAATGAAGGGCGATATGGGTCGTAAACCCAAAGCTCTAACTGCTCTGGTTAGAAACTGTGTTAACATGTTTGGCAGTCATAACGTAGGATTGATTGCCACGAATCATACTTATGCAAGTCAAGATCCATATAATCCGGATCCAAACGTAAGCGGTGGACAAGGATTTATCTATGCTAGCAGCATTGTGGTAGCCATGAAGAAACTCAAACTTAAAGAAGATGAGGAAGGCAACAAGACTACTACGGTACAGGGCATTCGTGCAGGCTGCAAAGTGATGAAAACTCGCTACTCTAAGCCATTCGAAGATATTGAAGTACAGATTCCGTATGAAACTGGCATGAATCCATATAGTGGAATGTTTGAACTACTGGACAGAAAGCAGTTAATAACTAAGGACGGTCATCGATATCTTTATGTCGATAAAGATGGAGTAGAACATCGTTACTTTAGAAAAGAATGGAACAAAAATACTAACGGTATCATGGATACAGTAATGAATGAAATTGCCAGTAAGATGGAAAATTTGAATCAATCTTTTGATGAAATCAAGGAGGAAACAGAATGAGTCTTGAAGTGATCGCTGAAGTATGGAAAGCACTTAAACCCGATCTTGAATATAATAGCGTGTCAGCCGCGGCTGACTCTCTGGTAAATATTCTTGTAGATCATGATTATAACCCAGCAGACATTAAGGAAGAATTTCGTAAAGATAAGGTAGTCATGGAAGCACTAGACTCG